AATCTGCCCGTTTACAATATCAACTTCTGCACCCGGAGTAATACTATCTATAGTATATGTATTTTCTTCTTCGCTGTACAACACCATAGGAGGTACTTCAGTACTACCGTATACATTGTATACTTTTCCTGGATTATGCTCACGTAGCTCGTCCAGCATACCTGTTGGTGTAAAATCACTTCCTGTAATAACAGTTTCTAAACTACTATAATCTAGTGTCTTCCATCTATCGTGTTTGTGTAATACTTTCCAAACATTGGGTAATAATAATGTATGTGTCGGACGTATTTCGTGTACACGATTTACATAGTCAATGCCTTTGAATGTTTCGATGTATAGTTCGCAATCTAGTTTTAATGCAAGGTATACACTTAGCACACTAAACGCAATACCGCGAGGAGAATAGTAACTGAGTATTTTACTATTTTTATCTAACCCTAGTGTTTTAATATTTGCATCTACAACTTGTTCTATGGTTTCTTTGGTATGTCCAATGTCCTGCGGAAATCCAGTTGTACCGCTAGTACTTAGATTAAGAAACTGATCACCTCTATAGCCATAGCTATATCCATTTTGCCAATACCAGTTGTGTAATAGTTTAAGAACGTTCTGTTCCCAGTCTGGGTTGTTACTGTAACAATTCACAGGATTACTTAGTGTGTAATCGCTTATCCATTGTTCGGATATTTGTTCACCGTCTATAAAAATTTTCATTTATTTCTCGTTGATACAAGCAGGAAAGTTTTTTTCAGTACCGTCGGTGATTTTTTTAGCAATCTTGTAAGGTGTAAATCCAAACATAAAAGGAAAAAATGCGTGTAATATGCCCATTATAAAAATACCAAGTCCCAAAAAACTATAACATATTGCTATAAAACAATGTGTAAAATAGTTAGTATTTGCTTTTTTTAAATGTTTCCAATCAAATAACATACTTTACTCTCCTTTGAAGACTTTTTAATATGTTATCATTATAGCATATTTTTTAGTGTAAGTCAACCCATGTTGTTCCGGTATATCCTTGGAACTTGTTATTACTAGTGTTAAACAATATCATACCTGCTTCTGCTGTCATACTATCTCTGTCAGCAAATGTAGTACCTCTAGCTTTAAATACTGGAACTTCTAATACGCCCTTGTTGTTGAACTCTAGTCTATTTTCTGTATTTGTAACATGTGTATTAGACGCTGAACTTAGTTGTATACCAAAACTTGACGGCATAGTATTTCCAGTTGCAGCCGGTGTCCCGTCAACTTTAAATCCAAAAAGCCCACCACGTTTGTATTCAGTACCGTTGTATCCCCAGCTTTCGATACTTAATAGTTCGTCATTGTTTAATAATGATGTTTTAGAATTGCCTTCGCCTCTGTGTGCAAGAGAGTCAATCGAGTCAGTTTGTATACTTAAACTATCAGCAATAATATTTACTTCGTCATTTTCATTACCAATGTTTACCTTATCATTTACACCACTAATAAGTGTTCCATTGCTTGAACCTGATACAATATTAATAAATCCATCTTCGCCTTGTGTGTCATATGCAACTGCTCCAACAAGTCTTCCCATAAAATCAGCTTTGTAAGTTGGCGAGCTTTCCAAGGACAATCTCATTACCGGTGTGCCATCGTAATGATTTAAGTTGGCTCTTACTTCTGTGTCAGCTCTAGTTGCTCCAATATTAACTATAGGACCTCTTGCAACTGCATCATCTTCAGGATAAACAGGATGAGCAAGTCCACCGTAAAACTCCCATTGATCGTATCCACCAGTATTGTTGTGTCCAGTTAGTCGTGTAGCAATATCATCGCCTGGCTGTATAGCAAGTAACTCTCCAGTAAGATTTCCTGTAACATTGCCTGTTACGTCTCCAGTTACTCCGCCTATTACTTCACCAGTATGTGTACCTGTAGTATCACCGAAAAAATCTCCGTAGCTAGTACCATTAAAGTCACCGTTAAATGTACCGTATATTACACTATCGGCAGTTATACTTCCTGTAAGCTCACCGTAAAACGATCCAGTAATACTGTCGGCATTAATAGATCTTGCTCCAGTATTAACAATAGCTTCGCCGTTGCTATCTACAATGTTTCCGACAACATCAGCAATAACCAATCCAGTATCACCATCAAATGCTAACCCCTCGTTGTCGTCGTATACACTACCAGTAACACTACCAGTTAGATTGCCTGTGGAAGATAAAATAGTATTACCTTCTGTATCTTCAATGGTTCCAATCAAAGAACCATACAAGTTTCCAGTTTCAACATCAACTAATATAATACCGTCAACATCAACAACACTGGCTTTAATCTGTCCCTGCCAGCTATCAACAATAACTGTTTCGTCTGCTGTAATAATATCTAGTCGGTATGCTTCACCTGGTATAAAATCGGTCATTTTTGTTGGTTCCTCTTCTCTAGTATTTATCACATTCTGTTCTTGACTTGTTGATTAAAATATGTTATAACTAGTTATATGTATGATATAATCTTTATTGGCGAAAAAAACAAACAGTGGAACTCTGCAAAACAAAGATTTCCTCTTTTAAAAAATGCAGATACTCTTGAAGATGCAAAGCGTATTTGTATTACAAAAATGTTCTGGGTAGTGTGGCCTGACATTGTAATAAACAATGATTTTAACTTTGATTACGAACCAGATGCATGGAGCACTGATTATGTTCATGTATTTAAAAATAATGAGTTTTATGATGGTGTTTCGCTAATACCTAAAAATGCAACAATATCAGATAGAGAGTTGCAGCATAGATTTTTTGTTAACAAAAAAGAAGTAGATATACAAGCAAGTGTGCCTGCTCCGTATGATATATTCAACATTGATACATATAAAGAATACTTAAACGCATTAGAAACTAGCACAACTGATATGTTTTGGATGAGTACTGCTAATATTAGTATTGATACAGAGTTTGTTGACACGTTCTACATATCACATCACGAACAGATTGATAGAAAACAAAACCATGCATTTATACATCAAGTAGACGGCGAAGATTTGTACAATGGTTTATTTTTATGCAGCAAACACGTTCCGTTAAGTAAACGAGAAGTAGAATATAGATTTCCTGTAAATCGAAAAGAACACGATATAGTTACAAGTGTTGCTGGTAAGTACAATATATTTAATGTTGTTGATACATATGAAGAATATATAAACGCATTAGAAACTAGTACAACTGAAATGTTTTATATTATTCCCCCAACGGTAACAGTTTGTAAAGATTTTATGTTTGATGATTATTTTGAACATTCTAATAGTTTTGATAGACGTATTAATCATGTATTTCTAAATGGCAAGTTTCATGATGGTATTATACTTTGCAGTAAATATGCTAAAATCAGTAAACGTGAATGGCACTTTAAATTTATTGCTAACAAAAAAGAAGTAGATATACAAGCAAGTACACCTAACCCTTACGATATTGTTTTTATTAGTTATCAAGAACCAAATGCAGATGAAAACTTTGAAAATCTAAAAACTAGATTTCCAGATAGAGTAATACATAGAGTACATGGTGTCAAAGGAATACATCAGGCACATATCGAAGCAGCAAAGGTATGCAATACACCTATGCTTTATATAGTTGATGGCGATGCTGTAGTTGTTGACGATTTTAACTTTGATTGGCAAGTTCCAGCTTGGCAATATAATCATGTGCATGTATGGCGTAGTAAAAATCCAGTAAACGGATTAGTTTATGGGTATGGCGGTATTAAGTTATTTCCAAGACACGAAACACTTAACATGGATATTAGTAAGCCTGATATGACCACAAGTATTAGTGATAAGTTTGTAGCTATGCCAAGTGTTTCAAATATTACAGCATTTAACACTGATGCGTTTAATGCGTGGAAAAGTGCATTTAGAGAATGTGCAAAACTATCGAGTAAGATTATTGATAGACAAAAAAGTCAAGAAACTAATGAACGTTTGAGGACTTGGTGTATGCATATGATACCCGATACTCCGTTTGGAAAGGATGCACTGCAAGGAGCCAAAGCAGGCACAGCTTACGGCACTCGCAACAAAGGTGATAGCCAAGCATTAAAAGCTATCAATGATTTTGATTGGTTAAAGGAAAAGTTTGATGGAAATATATAAACTTTTAGACAGATTTGAAATACTAAATCCGCAAGATGAATATTTTGAAAACTTACGCCGTGTATACATTGATAATGATATAAGTGCTATATTAGAGTTTACATCAGATGAAGATTTGCGTAGTGCTATTTTAACAAAAAACATTCATAGTATTTTTCGTTGTATAGATAACAAACGTATAATTGGTGAAGCTGAAGACTTACGCAAGGCAGTCTTAGAAAAAAACTTACATAGTTTATTTAGATTACTGCCAGGAAACGATGATTTAAGAAAAGCAGTCGTCGACGACAACATGCATAGTATTTTTAGATTAGTAGGCAACGAAGATTTAAGAAAAGCTACGATGGATGACAATATATGGAGTATACTTAGACTCTTAAAAGATAGAGATAGTACACATTTTGTTGATGCATTTAAAAACTTTGAGACTAATAATGTTCAAATAGACGAAGATTGTTTTAGTAGAGGACAGCTACAAAGTAAACTTTGGCTAGTAGATGAGCTTAAAAAATGTAATGTTGAACTAGGTAAAGTATTTTTATGTGCAGGGTGGTATGCTACTCTTGCTACTATGTTATTTGAAAGTGATATAAAAATAGATTTTATTCGGAGTTTTGATGTAGATCCAGATGTTTGGAAAATAGCCGAAATATTTAACAAACCTTGGGTTACTGATAACTGGAAATTTAAAGCCAGCACTGAAGACATACACGAAATAAGATTTGACGAACATATATACGATGTAAACAAAACAGACGGTACAACTCAGAGATTGTGGACAGTACCAGATACTGTTATTAACACAAGTTGCGAACATATAAATAACTTTGATAGTTGGTATGACAGCATAACATACGGAAGTTTAGTAATAATGCAAAGTAATAACTATTTTGAAATCAACGAACATGTTAACTGTCATGAAACACTTGAAAGTTTTACAAAACAAGTATATCTCGGCGAAGAGCTGTACAGTGGCGAACTAGAACTAGAAAAATACAAAAGGTTTATGCGAATTGGATATAAGTGATTTAAGTGTACGTGAGCTACAAAAAGAAAGTGCAAGAGCTCTAAGTACAATACAAGCAACTAACAATAATATTTGGCAGTTTAATAAGAAAGCACATCACAACAGTCAAAACTGGTACAAGGCTGTTATTGAATGGTATGTTGAACAGTATGGCGACCTACCCAGTAAGGTTGGTCCTGGTAAAGATGTAAAGTTGATAATGGATGTATAAGTACGAAAATATAAAAACAATACATTTAGAAAACACACAAAACTGTCAAGCCAGTTGCCCTATGTGTGATAGAAATCAAAACGGCGGAGCATTAAATCCGCATATTGATTTGAGCGAACTTACACTAGATGATTGTAAACGCATCTTTGAACCAGAGTTTATTGCACAACTGAACACTATGTATATGTGCGGTAACTTGGGCGATCCTATTGTAGCACGAGATACACTAGAAATATTCAAGTACTTCCGTGAACACAATGATAAAATGTGGCTCAGTATGAATACAAATGCAGGAGCAAAAAGTGTTGAATGGTGGAGTGAGTTGGCTAATGTTATTGGCCGGATGGGTGCTGTTATTTTTAGTGTTGATGGTTTAAGGGATACTAATCACCTGTATCGTCAAGGCGTTGTATGGGATAATGTAGAACGCAACATGCGAGCGTTTATTGCAGCAGGTGGCAGAGCACGTTGGGACTTTTTAATTTTTGAACACAATCAACACCAAGTTGAAGAAGCTGAAGCACTTGCAAATACATGGGGATGCGAAAGATTTGTTAAGAAGAAAACTGGCAGATTTGTAACAGCACAAAGTGAAAAGAAAGAATCACATCAAGCAGTAAATCGCAAAGGTGAACAAACTGCCAAACTTAAAAAACCCGATGCCAAGTATTTAAACAAGGCACTCGAAACATACGACAAAGTAAAAGAAAAACACGGAAGTATGGATACTTATTATGATCGTGCTGCTATACATTGTAAAGTAAAAGACGAAGGCAACTTGTTTATTACAGCAGAAGGACTTGCTATGCCGTGTTGTTGGACTGCTGGACGTATGTACAAATGGTGGCACAAAGATCCTAAGCAAGAACAAGTATGGGATTTTGTTGATGCAGCTGGAGGCAAAGATGCTATTAGTGCTAAAAAACATGGATTACGTGCAGTATTTGAAACAGGCATTTTTGATAATATACAAAATAGTTGGGATAAGAAAAGTATAGCTGATGGAAAACTAAAAGTATGCAGCATGAAATGTGGCAAAGAGTTTGACCCATTTGCAGAGCAGTTTAAATGACGCCGTATTGGAAAAATAAAACATTTTGTTATGCACCGTTTAACCAAATATATTTTGGAAGAGATGGTATTGTAAAACCGTGTTGCGCATCTACTAGTAGTTTTGGCAACTATAACTACAGTTCTATTGAAAATGTTTACAACAGCAAATCTGCAAAACTTACTCGCCAGGATTTTTTAGAAGGAAACTATCCTAAAAATAGTTGCCAGTCTTGCAGCAAGTTTTATAATCAAACCGGCAGCATACATAATGTACAAATGTTTTCAAATGAAAATGCATACAAGGCAATGCATTATAGTAAACAGGTAATGAGTGCTGATTTATCAGAACAAAAACCTATTTTTGTTGATTTACTTGTAAGTAATAACTGTAACTTTGCATGTCTAGGATGCGAATCTGAACTTAGTAGTACATGGGCAAAAAACTATACTGATATAGAAATACAAAGAGATTTAGATATACGACATACTAATGTATCCAGCGAATGGAGTAATAATATAGATCCTATTATTGAATACATTTTAGAACATGCGGATACAATACAATCAATACATTGTAACGGAGGTGAGCCCTTTATGCAAGAACAATACTACAAACTATTTGATGTATTGATTGATAACAAAATATTTGACATACACATTACATCGCATACAAATGGCAGTGTAAGTACATACAAAGGCAAAGATATTGTAAATGATTATCTGTCAAAGTTTACAAATTTTGATATCACATTTAGTCATGATCATTTTGGCAAGCGTGGTACATATATTAGATATCCGCTGGTAGAAGAAAAATGGTTAAAAAACTACAACAGAATAAAACAAGTTGCAAAAGTACACGTACAAACAAGTTATAGTTTGTTTAATGCACTAACTATAGATACACTAGAAGAATGGTATATTGACAATGATATTGATATGGACAATTGGATTTTGTTACCATGGCACGGACCAACAGCATACACTCCGGTGCTACTAAATGATCAGCAAATGATGTTTGCAAATTCAAAGTTATACAAACTACAAAAAAATCATCGATTATTTGATTATCTAAATATACGTGATGATAATCCTAATCTTCACCGTAACTTTAAAAAAACAATAGAGATGTGGGACCAAAAAAGGAATACTAACTTTGTAGAAACCTTTCCAGAGTTAGCAGAACTAATATGATTAAAAAAGTTGAACTAGAAATAACCAGTGATTGTAATGCAGCTTGTCCGGGTTGTGCTAGAACACTTAATAGTGATTTGCTGAGAATAAACAGTTTTTCACTGCAAGATCTGCAGCGAATATTTCCACCTGCAGATTACAATGGAGTAGAGTTCAAGTTTTGTGGTGTGCTTGGAGATCCTATTACCAATCCTGATTGTTTGGCTATGACAGAGTACCTTCTTAGTCAAGGTGCTTATTGTGAATATAGTACCAATGGTGGATATAATAATGCAGCGTGGTGGAAACAACTAGGCGAACTTGCATCAATGTATATTGGAAAGTTGCATATACATTTTTGTATTGACGGACACAAAAACACCAATCACATATATAGAGTAAACACCAAATGGAGTGTTGTAGAACGCAATATTATAGCATTTTCTGAAGCAGCACCAGAACGTCATGCTACATGGATTTATATTATTTTTGATCACAATGAGCAAGAGTTAGTTACTGCTAGAGCACATGCCGCAGTACTAGGATTTGATTTTGCTACACGTACTGGAATGCGTAATAGTTATCACGATTGGGTTGCAAAAATAAAAACTAAAAAACAAACGGAACAAAAAGTTATTACAACTACAGGAAGTAAAGAGCATAGTAAAAAAGATATAATGAAAGATTTAGATAAGTTTATTACTGAGTATAAATCTCATAAAGCTGATGCCAAAAAAACTAAAGAAGTAGTTGATAGTATTATATGTAAGTATATCCACGAAGGTGAAATATTTATAGCAAGTGATCAGACTATGTGGCCGTGTTGTTTTTTATGGGATAGTGCATTTAAAAACAGAGAAGGTATAATGCAGAAACTAAACAGATTTGAACCTGGGTGGAATAGTTTACTGTTACACACCAAGGAAGAAGTAATGCAACATCCTTGGTATAAAGATCTATTAACAGCAAGTTGGCAACCAAGTCATCCATTACATCTTAGTAGATGTATTAGAACATGTGCAAAAAATAAAGCATATCATAATGAAATAAACTACGCAGATAAAGGTATAAGTACAGTATGAGCAAAGTAAGTGACACATTTTGTATCCTTCCATGGGTACACCTTAGTACAAGACCAGATGGTAGTATGCGAGTATGCTGTACAGCAAACGCTAGTAGTGTAGGCGCCACTAACGATAAAGAACATGGCGGACAAGTTGGTATTCTTAAAACCGATGACGGAAAGCCAAACAACTTAAACGTGACTGATTTTCAAACTGCTTGGAATAGTGAATACATGAAAAATGTACGCAAGCAAATGATGAACGGTGAAAAGCCTCCTAGTTGTTTGAAGTGCTATAGAGAAGAAGCAGCAGGACACAATAGTAAACGTATGTGGGAAACAGCATACTGGAGTCAGCGTACTGATGTTGACAAACTGATAGCCGATACAACAGAAGACGGCGAAGTGCCTCCTAACCTAGCATACATTGACTTACGCTTCGGCACCAAGTGTCAGTTGGCATGTGTAATGTGTTCACCACACGATAGTAGTGGTTGGATCAAAGATTACAAGGCAATCTTTCCAGGTGTTAAGAATGAGTCACTCAAAGAAACAATGCAGTGGCAAGACAAAGGCAGTACAAACGGCAGTAGCTACAACTGGCATAAACAAAATCCAGTATTTTGGAAACAGTTTTACGAACAAATGCCAAGTATGCAACAAATATACTTTGCCGGCGGCGAAAGTCTTATCATTGAGGAACATTATGAAATACTTGAACATGCGATTAAAATGGGCTATGCAAAAGATCTCGAACTACGTTATAACAGTAATGGAGTCGAATGGAGAGAAGATTTATTTGATCTATGGCGAGAATTCAAACTGGTGCGCTTCCACTATTCGATAGATAGCATACATGAAATGAATGATTATATTCGTTATCCAAGTGAATGGAAACGTCAGGAAGAAGTATTTCATATATTAGATAACGAAACCAGTAACAATGTAGAAATAACTGTAGCATGTGCAGTACAAGCACTAAACATATACTACATACCAGATTTTATCAAGTGGAAACTAGAGAAAAGATTTAAAAAGATCAACATGTGGCCATTTGGTGCAGGCGGAGTAAACTATCACTTTGTATATCATCCTCCGCACTTGAATGTTAAAGTGCTGCCAGAATGGTTTAAAGCAGAAGTACGTAAAAAGTATGAAGAGTTTTATCCATGGTGGGAAGAAAACTGGGAACTAGGTATTCCTAGTTGGCACAAAGGTAAAGTAACCAAAGCAATGTTTGACGCCGCTCCTTATGGTATTAAACGTCTTAACGGTATGCTACAGTTTATGGAATCAGAGGACTGGAGTAGACGCTTGCCGGAAATGCAAGAGTTTATAAACCTATGCGACAAACAACGTGGTATTACCTTTGCTGAAACATTTCCTGAGATGAAAGATATTTTTGATGGATGATACTAAGTACTTAGACTATTTAGAACTACATTATAAAAAACGAAATTTTGTCGATCAGTTTGAAAAAAAGAACTATACTCGAAGATATCCCACTGTTTATAGAATAAACAACCTGCCTATACATCTTGATAAACATGCAAAAAAAATATTAGTAGCATTTAGTGGAGGTGCCGACAGCAGTCTATTACTTTACATGTTGTGTACACTTATTAAAAGAGAAAAACTCAAAACAAAAATAGATGTATACACAATGGTACGTTTCTGGGAACAAAAGCCTTGGCTAAAACCAATGGCAGAAGATGCTTTTAAATATTTAAAAAAACAGTTTCCAAATATCATTGGTATGCAGCATTGGGGATTCTTGCCACACGAATTTGAAACAGTGCCTTTAAAAAATCTAAATCTACCCAACTTGACATTGCCACCAATGGCAAAATGCGATGTGTTAATAACACATGGTTATCAAGAATATTTAATAAAATCTTATAACTACGAATGGGTATACAGCGGAACCACTATGAATCCTCCTTTGGATAACAATCAAGCACCTGAATTTCGAAATGAAAAAGTTGTTAAGGATAACTGGGATTGGGTTATTACAGGATCTTGTATTAATCCTTTTGGGCTTCTAAGAAAAAACTATACAATGGCACAGTATGTTAACTATAAGTTAGATGATTTATTAAAGTTAACACGAAGTTGTGAAGCTGGCATAGTTGATATTAAAGAAGATTACAAAACTAAATATCCTCCAGAATGCGGAACTTGTTTTTTCTGTCAGGAAAAACAATGGGGAAAGGACAATGTCAGCGGATTTTTATTAGATATACCAAAACAAAAACAAAGTTTATGGGAGAAAATCTTTGGCTAGTTTAGATTGTTATTATGCTGTAGGCGGAATCAACTTTAAAAATGGATTTGCAACGAGTTGTCCTACACAACACGAAAAGTTTCAAATGCTTGATGATGAGTACCTACCAAGCAAGTTTTTTAATAATGAAAACTTTAAAAATCATCGTAAAAAACTAATGAGCGGAACTTGGTGCAAAGGCTGCAATATGTGTGAACATGTTGAACAAGCAAACGCAGGCAAGAGTATGCGTCAAGAGCAAGATGTTGATTTGCAATATTATAATAACGAAACCGGAGAAACAGCATTTGAAGGATTAAAAACAATCGAGATGCGTTTTAGCCATAGTTGTAATATGAGCTGTTTGCATTGTAGTCAAGTATTCAGCAGCGGCTGGATGTCCAAGCTAAAAAAATACACACCTGACGATGAAGATTATAAACACAATCTAATACAGCTAACTGGACAAATGCATCGACAAGATGCAGATGATGATTATACTATAAGTATTAGTACAGCTCGTGCTTTAGAAATAGTCGAAGATCTCAACACCAACTTTCCAAACCTCGAAAGAGTAGATTTTGCCGGCGGCGAAGTGTTGTATCAAAAACAGTTCTTTCCAACACTCAGCAAACTATCTGAACATCCTAATGCTGAAAATATGAAAATCATTTTCCATAGTAACTTTAATGCAGATTTTGATGCAGTTGAGTTAAGTAGGTTATTAAACTTGTTTGGTGATGTAAACATTCAAATAAGCGTAGATGCTGGTCCTAGATTATATCCTTACTTTAGACAAGGCGATTGGCAAAAGCTAAAAGAAAATATAAATCATTTTAAACAAGCTGACAATAATCATTGCGAGATTAATATAGTTTACACTACAGGAACATATCAACTTATGGAAATAAAAGATGCGATGCTTAGTTTTTTAGAACTTGACATTAACTATATCAATGTTAGTATAGTGTATACACCTGATTATCTAAATCCAAGTGTAATGTTATTGAAACATAGAAGTTCGGTATTAAACGATATCGAAGAAACACGTAATGCTATATTTGGTGTAGATAAAAAAAGAAGAGAGAACATAGAGTCGTCTAGGATATTAAAAAGTCACTTCCAAGTAGGAATAGAACAGCCTTACGATATGTGGCAAGATATCAATAGTGCAGTAGCAGGTTTAGAATATATAAGAAAATACATTTTAAACTACGATGCAAAAAAATCTGATTGGACTGCTTTTATGAAGTATATTGAAAAAACAGATAAAATATGGAAGCAAGATTTTAATCAACATATTAAAAACTACAAGTTTGTAAACGGAGAAGTTATACGAAATGTTTAATACAAACAATTCTTTATACAAAAATATTTCAAATGACATACTGCTTACAACTTTTAGTAAGTTGACTATTCCTTTTGATACAAGATGGCAGCGTATTGGCATCAATCTTTCAGGTGGTGCTGATAGTGCATTGCTGACATATCTGTTGTGTACAATCATACAACGTAATAATCTAGATACAAAAGTAGATGTGATTACATATCAACGTTGTTGGGAAACAAGACCATGGCAAGGATATATTAGTTTACAAGTATTCAACAAACTAAAAGATATGTTTCCATATATTATTGAGAATAGATATACAACATATATTCCACCTGAAATAGAACACGGTGTAATAGGAGCAAGTATCAACGGCAAAAGTGGCGATCAGATCATAGTAGGAAGTTACAATAAGTTTGCTGCTTGGGAATATAAACTAGATGCAGTGTACAATGCTACTAGTAAAAACCCAGACGATTTGCGTGAAGACCGCATGACCAATAGAGACAAAGATGCAGAGGATGGCGTAACGTCCGACGTGTGGTTTTACAGCGGTAAAGTAAAATCAACGTTTGTACATCCTTTTAGATTTGTAAAAAAAGACTGGATTGTAGCACAGTATCATATACGAAATATTTTAGATTTGTATGACACAACACGTAGTTGTGAAGGTGATATAAATCATATGGAAAGTATAAAAGAGGCATGCGGCCATTTTAGAGATTATAATGCAGGAATGTATATTCCAGAATGTAAACAGTGCTGGTGGTGCGAAGAAAGAGATTGGGCAGATAAGCAAGTAAAATCTGTCATTGAGGAAATAAATGAGTTTTGATACTATTGATTTGTTAACTGGAAAGTTGTTTCAAGTGACATGGGATCTTGGAAGACGGTGCAACTATGACTGTAGTTATTGCCCAATACACAGACATGACAACTTTAGTAAACATGCTACGTTAGATGAACTAAAAGCCAACGTAGATTTCTTGTTTGAATACATTGACGTGTACATGGAACATCGTAACTTCAAGGAAGCAAATGTAGGATTTACAGGCGGCGAACCTACGGTAAATCCGCACTTTATTCCGTTTGCAAAATATTTAAAAGAAGCATACGAAGCAAAATATCAAGACAAGTGGGAAGCTGATTTTGCCCTTACAAGCAATGGTGCATTTAGTGAAAAAATGGGCCAAGCAATAATGGAAAACTTTTGTCATGCCACTATTAGCTATCACAGTGAAAGTGATAGTAAACTCAAACAACAAGTAAAAGACAGAATACTACAACTACACTATCAGGGCGATATGTATGGGTGTACAGTTAGTGTAAATGTTATGTTTCATGCAGAATATTTTGACGAGTGTAAAGAACTATGTGAGTTTTTACTGCAACACGGTGTTGATTTTGTTCCGCGGGTTATCGGCGAAGAGCCTGATAGCAAACCTAGCTTTGCTCATCAATATAATGAAGAACAACTTGCGTGGATGAAAAACTATTGGAAACAAAAGAATGATGCATTGTATGCTAGTAGTGCAGTAGGTGATGTTGTAAAAAATGCAAAAAAACTAGGAAGTAGTATAGGACGTCCTTGTTGCGGCAGTAGAGATATGATGCTTCACAACGGTACAGAAAAACGTAAGAGTACATTTGTAGATTTTAGAGAGTTTAAAGGATGGAAGTGTAGTGTTAACTGGTTTTTCTTACACTTAGAACAGCAAACCGATCAAGTGTTTCATCATCAAACCTGTCAAGCAAAGTTTAATGGCACAAGAGGCGCAATAGGAAAAATAAGTGAAGGTAAAAAGTTAGTTGACGATTTAAGAAAACAAATGCAATCTGGTACTATGCCTACTATTGTTTGTCCAAAACAGACATGTGGTTGCGGTCTATGTGCTCCTAAGAGTATGCAAACAGATAAACTATTAAACGTGCTAAACAACCACATAGATATAGGAGTATTAGATGATCATAACGGGTAACAAAGACACCGGTGTAGCTGGAGCATTAGCAAAGATTTATCCTGATGCAGAGTTTATTAGTAGAAGTACTGGCTACGATTTTGGTAAAAAACTAGACATGGAACGCTGTGCAGAAGCAGTACTAGCACATGATGTGTTTATTAACTGTAGTGCTTTGTTTAGATTCAATCAAACTAGTTTACTTGATATTGTCTATAAAAAATGCACACTTGAAAATCATCAATGCCATATTATCAACATAGGCAGCACTACTGATAGAGTTAAAAAAGGCGGAGCATGGTTATACAATGCTGAAAAGAAAGCATTGCGTGATTATAGTAATACGTTAGGACTTACAGGTGTATGGGCAAGTGGTCCTAAAATAAGCTATATTAGTTTTGGAACACTAGACAATAATCAAGAAAAACACCCAGATAGAAAAACTATGGATATCAATCTAGCTGCTGAATATGTCAAATGGATGGTAGATCAGCCTAGTCATTTGAACATCAACGAACTAAGTATTGATCCAATGCAATCAGAGAAATGGTATGCCTAGTGTACCAAAATATGCATGTGCATTGCCATTTCATCACATGGCTATGCGTCCTGATGGACAAATACGACCTTGTTGTGTGTTTAGAGAAGAAGAAGTTCCAGACGATTTAAATGTAGCACATCCTGATCCGTTCAATCACGAATATATGAACTATCTTAGACAAAAAATGTCCAAAGATGAGTATGTTCATGGCTGTAAAAAATGTTATGATGATGAAAAAAGTAGTGCTAGGAGTATGCGTACTGACATTAATGCCGGACTTATAGGAGATTTTGGATTACCCACAGAAGAAGAAGGCAGAGGAAAGATAAAAAAACTTACAAATATCGATCTAGCTCTTAGTAATGTGTGTAATAATAAATGTAGAATGTGTATGCCGGAACTTAGTACACATTGGTACAGTGATGCTAAAAAACTTGGATGGAAAATACCAAAAGGCATTATCACAGACAACACTATTGTTAACCATTATGATTTATCTGATTTAAGATTTATAAAAGTGCTCGGCGGCGAGCCGATGATGGAACAAGACAAACTAATCAAAGTACTCAACAAGTGCAATCTTAGCCAGTTGACTATATTGCTAGTAACAAATGTAAGTATATTACCAAACAAACAACTGGTTGAACTATTACAACAGTGTAAAAAAGTACATATTGATTTAAGTATTGATAGTTACGGAGAGCTTAATGAGTTTCTTCGTAAAGATAGTAACTGGAACACAGTTTACAACAATCTTGCTTGGTACAAACAGCATTTTAAACATATAAATGTACACAGTGCATTTAGTATATACAATATAAACAAAGTGCATGAAATATTAGATTTTTGTATAGAACAAGAGTTGTATCATGAATGTGTGGTTGTTGATGGACCGGAGTGGATGCAACCACGTAACTTGCACGAAGATGTAAAACCTTGGATTTTAGAATACTTGCAAAATATTGAAAAAAACTATAGTGTGTTATATCGTAAAATATTTGCACAACTTGTACACGAGATTAAACAACCAGGAAACTTTGGATTGTTTTTAAGAAATGATGCACAGTTAAATAAGCTACGCAAGGAACACTGGATGGATAAAAACAGCGAGCTTTGGAACAAGTTAGAACACCTAATAACACCGGAGTTATTTTAATGCAAACAATTAATGATACCGATGTTTATCAAATACAAATAGATGTAACAAGTTACTGTAATAGTTTTTGTCCTTCATGTATTCGTAATATTAATGGCGGCCCCGTAAATCCAAGATTAAAATTGCAGCATATGTCTTGGTCTATATGGAAAGAAGTTTGTAACTTTGCTAAACATAGTAATATGCATCTCATAACTTTTAATGGAAACTATGGAGATTTTACAAGTCATCCAGAAATCGTTGATATGTTATACTATCTACATGAAATACATCCTAAAATAAAACTAGCAATACATACAAACGGTGGAGCTAGGAATACACAATTTTGGATAGATCTTGCAAAAGTGTACCAGTTGTTTAACGACTCGGAAGTTGTGTTTAGTATCGACGGGTTAGAAGATACTAATCATATCTATCGCCGTGGAGTAGACTTTAATCAGGTAATGGCTAATGCAAAAACATTTATGGACCATGGCGCCGCTGCACGATGGAGAATGATAGTATTTGATCATAACAAACATCAGTTAAAAGAAGCAAGTGATATGGCTAAACGTTTAGGGTTTTGTTCATTTACACTAAATCGTAGTTATTTTACAGAAAATAAAGCAGACGAATATAAAGAATTTCCTGCAGGCACAATTACTGCACCTACTGCTAAAGAAGTAGATATTATGCGATCTGCTGTAGAATATATTGGTAATGCAGAACAGAAGAAACAACTAGTAAAAATAAAAAGTGCATGTCCGTGGCAGCAAGAAAAAAATTTACAAGTAAACCAGATGGGTGAAGTATGGCCTTGTTGCTATTTAAGTTTTCATACAGGCAGCAGATGGCGTGGCAATTTTGAATGGCTCGACGAAAAAATCGAGTTGTATGGCAAAGATTTTAATAACTTACATAAGCATTCGTTTAAAGATATTGTAAATCATGACTTTTTTAAAAAAGATTTGCCACATTCATTTAAAAATAGTTTGCTAGGTATTTGCACAGCAAAGTGTGGTGTGTGATGTTTAAGTGTGGTTGGCTAGCAGGCGGCATTAATATTTCAGAAAATCCATCAAGGTCGGTAATGCCTTGTTGTCATGTTGATAAGTTAGATCCTAAAAATCATGTATTAATTCATAATGGAAAAGATCTTATAAACGGCGATACACTAAAACAAATGCGCAAAGATGCTGTAAATGGTATTACTCCAGAGTTGTGTAAAATGTGTGTATCAAAAGAAAAGCTAGGTATAGACACTCCTCGATTGCGTAGTATTAGAGAATTTAATAACAAAGGTATTGTTAAAGAAGTATTTGATCCGTCTGATGTTGAAGCATTGTATATTAAGTTTAGTAACTTGTGTAACTTTAAATGCGTGATGTGCGGCGCAGGATCGAGTCATTTGATCGCAAAAGAACAAAACTGGAGTACGCCTCTTTCGGAAATAAACGATTTTTATGATACACAACTGTTAGATTTGCTACCACAAATGACGAACTTACGTCATGTACAAATCACCGGCGGAGAACCGTTGTTGCATAAAAAGAAAAATTTAGACTTTTTGAGTAAACTTTCAAAAGATGTAAAAATACAATATAGAACAAACGGTAGTATATATGACAACGAAGTAACCGATTTCTTAAAAACTTTTGACACTGTGCATTTTCTAACGTCAATTGACGGGCAAGAAGATGTATTGCATTATCAACGTCCAAGAAGCGAATGGAATGTAATCGAAGAAAATCTCAAGCAATATAAGGATAAAGGATTTACAATCATTAACACTATGACAGTAACATCTTTTAATATACATCAAATACCAAAGTTTATTAACGAACAAGGATATTTATTTGATTATATGGTTTATACTCCTGTAAGATTTCCAGAAGAGTATAGGGTAAACTTAATACAGCCTAGCAAGCTCGAACAGATTGTTGAAGAACTAAAACAAGCCGAAGACCCAGAGCAAGGCGATCTAAAAAATATTATCAAGGATATAGAAGAAAACTATATGTACACTCCAAGTGATAAAATAATAGAAAAGTTTTGGACACAAGCTGAGTATATGAAACAGCATAGAGGTGTTGATTTGGAGACGCTCATCTCTGAAATGTACGCACATTATATACGGTAAGTACAGTATGCAGTGTGTTATGCCATTTATACATATGAATATAAAGCCAAACAAAACAGCAACCGCTTGCTGGCGTTGTCACGAAAAGTTAGGTGATTATACTACAACTAATCTAACGGATATTTGGTACAGCGACAACTGGCAAGAGTTTCGTCGACAGCATCTTGCAGGTGAAAAGCCTGAAGGATGTAAAAGTTGTTGGCAAATGGAAGAAGCAGGAATCAAAAGCACTAGATTAACAATGCTTGAGGATTATTCAGAACAAGTTGAAGCACTCGAAGATGTAGAAGATTTAACAATACCGCCCTTTCCAAGAGATATGGAGTTTAGGTTTGGAAACTTGTGTAATATGAAATGCAGGCATTGCAGTCCTAAGTTTAGTAGTCAGTGGGTTACGCAATGTAAAAAAGATCCTGAATTTTATGAAGTTGCAAAAGATATTTCAAGTGGTAGCTTAAACTTTAGCATCAATCAGTTGCCCGAAGATACTATGCAACAACTTAAAAGTTTTGCACCTAACTTAAACATGATACGTATAACAGGCGGCGAACCGTTGATGCACCCGATGCATCATGAAATGTTGGAAGTATTAAAGCCATATGCACAAAATATCACACTTGAATATAGTACAAACTTGCACTATCTAAACAATGTATTAGAACATTGGCCATTGTACAAAAGAGTTATATGTAGAGTAAGTGTAGATTCAGATCCTAGCACATACGAATACTTGCGTGAAGGTGGCAACTTAGATAAACTTGTAGAAAACTGGAACACTGTAAAAACACAGATGTCGACTCAAATAGAAAACAAGCAACTAGACTTACATGCTACTTGTACTGTAAATGTACTTAATGCTGTTAAGATAGATGAAGTGTTAAAGTTTTGGACAGAACTAGACAGTAGATTGCACGTTAGTTTTGTACAATACCCTGGAGTAATGGATATTTGTAACTTACCAGATAATCTCAAAGACGTAATAAGAGAACGCTGTCATATAGGATTAGAATATACAAAACAACATGCATCTAACAGACTAGTACACCATGCAACACAGAGTGTAGAAAAAATAATAAAATGGCTAGACAAACCTGTAAACGCAGAATTTGATCACACATTTGTTAAATGGATGCGAGCACAGGATAAAGTTAATAACAAATGTTTGTTTGATTACTACACAGAATTTGATTATTTAAAGGATTTATATTATGAGTAGAGTTTGGGCGTTTGGTTGTAGTCACACACTAGGAACAGAACTAGGAGTGTCTAAATATGTAGATCCTGATAAATGGATGCTGGAAAATGCAGGCACAACAAACATTTGGGAAGTGCCCGACAAACACCTTGGTAGAGTAAGAAATGACTGGGCAGATTTGCTTGACGAATTGTATAAAACTACAGATCTACTACAAGAAGAAAAGCATTTGTCATATGCAGGAAAAGTTGCAGAGTCACTAGGATACGAACTGTGTAATCATGCAATACGAGGATCAGGTGCTGATAGAGCCTTACACGAGCTAAGTGTTGTTCGTGAAAAGCATATAGACTGGGACAATGATATTGTATTTGTTGGTTATACACACATTTACAGATTTATGTTTGACGAAGAACGTTGGGACGGCAACCGCAATCTCAACTGGATGAAAACACACAAACAAAAACATTTACAACAACTACACAAAATGATGTTGTTAGACGGGCCTTGCGATTACTTTTGGAGCGCAGCAAATGCAGGAATATATCATATGATAAAGACAATGTATCCTAAAGTGCATATGATAGATGTAGTAAATACCACCAACACTTATAAGCCGGGCGTTGCACTAAAAGATTTACGATTTAACACAACAACACTTGACGACTATAGTAAACGAACTAATAATAAAAAAGACATATATCCGCAAGGACATTTTAAAGAATACACACATGAGTTATTAGCAACTCATTTAATCAACAAACTTGGAATAAACTCAGATGAGTAAGATATCACCACCATCAGAAACATTTTGCAATCTTCCGTGGATGCACATTGCTACTAATGCAAGTGGAAACTTTCGTCCTTGCTGCAACAGTACTCCTGGAAAAAACTTCATCAAAGATCCTGAAACTGGCAAACCTTATAAAATGGGCAAGGTGCCACTTGACAAAGTTTGGAATAGCCCAGATTATGTAAATCTACGTAAACAAATGTTAGCTGGCGAACGTCCGGAAATGTGTTCACGTTGTTGGAAAGAAGAAGACTCTGGTATAAAAAGTTTACGTCAGTCATGGATGGATAGGTGGCTAGAAGATAAAGAATATACAGAAACCCCCGAACTAAACATAGTATATGCAGATATTAGATTAGGAAATATGTGCAATCTCAAATGTCGTATGTGCAATCCTTATGCTAGTAATCAATGGTTAGATGAATGGCATTTGGTTAATGATCCTTTACCTGATGACGAAATGAAAAGACTTGGTGGCGAAACCTGGCCCTGGTATCGGTATACACAGTATGAAAGAAATATTGATGCCTTTTTGCCAACTATCGAAGAAGTATACCTTACAGGCGGCGAACCTACTATTATTAAAGATCATGAATTTATACTTGATAAAATAATAGAGTCGGGCCGTGCAAAAAAAGTAAAAATAAAATATAACACTAATCTAACAAATATTCCAAACTATCTATTAGAAAAATGGAAAGAATTTAAAGCAATAAAATGTAATGTAAGTATTGATGCAATAGGAGATTTGGATAGATATATTCGTTATCCTAGTAACTGGAATAAAGTTGAAGAAAACTTTTTAAAAGTACGACAGTTGGATAACGTAGTAAATGAAATACATTGCACAGTACAGATGTACAACATAACACGATTGCATGAGTTTTTAGATTGGGCAGAACCGTTTGGACATAAAATTTATCTAAATATATTAAATCATCCTGAGGAGTTAAATATAAGAGTATTACCTCAGGAACTAAAAGCACAAGTTACAAAAACATTATCTAACTACACACATATAGATAAAGTCCAAGGAGTTATTGACTACATGAATGCTGAGAACTGGGTTGACAAACTAGAAAAATTCTATTATTATAGTAAACAACTAGACCAAAGTCGTGGTCAAAATCTGTATGATGTATTACCGGAGTTTAAAAAATATGAAGTCTAAAAATATTGCAGTATTTGGTTGTAGCTGGACTCAAGGAGTAAAATCAGAAGTTTTTGATAACTGGGTAGTTTGGTTAAGTAAGATGTATCCTCAGCATAAATTTTATAACTTTGCAGCAGCTGGAACTGCTATAACATATCATACTCATTTATTAGAACAAGTAATGCAAGATAAAACTTTTGATGTAAAACTTTTTCAAGTCACAAGTCCTGGAAGATTTACATGGTGGAAACCTCATAAGTTTAAAGAAATAATGTATCAAAAATATGACAACTATTATTGCCTAGAGGAAGATTATGGCAAGTTTGTCGACCGTATTAATACAGGAACAATACTTTCAAACAAGTTTTTAGATTCTGATCGCAAAAAACACAAGTTTGGAGTAGAATATTACAAAAGATTGTGCGACGATCAAGTTGATTTAGATCATCGTGTTTACATAAACTATGTAAAAAATAATGTAGATTTTTATTTCCATCATAGAAGATCATATGAATCTCATATTCCTAGTGTGTTCACTGAGTTAGGTGAAAAGCAGTTTTACAAATATGTAGTTGATGACGGCGAACATTTTGGTACAGAAGGAAACCAATGGGAAGCTAACTGGATTAAAGATCAGTTAACTGATAGGAACATATTATGACAAACACATTTTGTCCCATTCCTTGGATATTCCAAGCTGTCCGGTCCAATGGCGATCTCAGAGTATGTTGTCAGGCTAATGTAACAAAAAATAAAGGTGTAATACGCAAATCAGATGGCATAGCATATAACTCAGGAGTTGATAACTTACAAGAAGCACGTAATGCAGATTTAATGAAAAATATACGTTCTAATATGCTACATGGTAACTGGAGCGAAGAGTGCGGGCGCTGTCAACGAGAAGAAGATAACGGACTAACAAGTAGAAGACAATACGAAAATGTACAATGGAAATATAGTATTATTGATGCTTTAAAAGATACAGCTCCTGATGGTAGTATTGATATAGAAAAAACTCCAGTAATATATTATGATTTGCGATTTGGCAACTTTTGTAATCTTAAATGCCGTATGTGTGGACCAAGTGACAGTAATGCGTGGTTTGAGGATTGGATTAAACTAACAGGTAAAAATACGTTTAGTGATACTAGTGGCGAAGTTACAATAGAAAACATAAATGGCAAACTTTGTGCTAGTGATTTTGATTGGCCTAACAACGAAAGTTTTTGGCAACAGTTAGAAGCAAATGTACATAATATTGAGCATGTGTATTTTGCTGGCGGCGAGCCTATGCTTATTGAAAGACATTATGAGTTTTTGCAAAAATGTATAAATGTTGATGCTGCTAAAAATATGACAGTAGAATATAATACTAATATGAGTACGTTACCTCCTAGGGTAATGAAGTTATGGGAAAAGTTTAAGCATGTACGAGTAGGTGCAAGTATAGACGGCATGGGCAAGGTATTAGAATACCAGCGATATCCTGCAAAATGGGACAAGTTGCATAAAAACCTAACTACACTAGATAGTATGCCTGAGAACATACAGAGTTGGTTTGCATTTACAGTTACAGCATATAATGTGTTTCACATGGTTGACTTTATGAAATGGAAACTGCAAGAAAGTAACTTTAAAAGAATAAGTGGAACCAAAAGTAAGCCAATAGTTAGTCATCATGTTGCACATAATCCTGAACATTTGAATATTCGAGTACTACCACCGGAGTTAAAAGTTATTGCTACTAATAATTTTAATGAGTTTGTACAATGGGTAGAAGATAACAAGTATCCAGACTATGTATTACGTTCTGCAAAACATATACGAAATGGTATTGTAAAATATATGAATAGTGAAAGTTATTATGAAGAATATTGGGATTATTTTGTTACCTATACAAAGTCCTTAGATAAAATGAGAAACGAGTCACTACTAGACGTCGAGCCAATGTTTAAAGGACATTTTAAATGAGTTTTGATACAATAGATTTACTTACGGGCAAGAACTTTCAAGTAACATGGGACTTAGGCCGCCGTTGTAACTACGACTGTAGTTATTGTCCGGCCCATCGTCATGACAACTTTAGTAAACACGCTACATTAGACGAACTAAAAGCAAATATAAACTTTTTGTTTGAATATATGGATGTATATATGTTATATAGAGAACACAAACATGCAGCTATAAGTTTTACAGGTGGCGAACCTACAGTAAATCCGCACTTTATTCCGTTTGCAAAATATTTAAAAGAAGAGTATGAAAAAAAATATGCAGATCGGTGGGGCGCTGTATTTTCATTAACTACAAACGGTGCCATGAGTGAAAAAATGGGCAAGGCAGTTATGGAAAACTTTCGTCACGCAACAGTAAGTTATCATAGTGAAAGCGATAGTAAACTCAAACAACAAGTAAAAGATAGAATACTACAGTTTCATAATGACGGACCTTCTTATGAGTTTACATTAAACGTAAATGTTATGTTTCATGCAGCATATTTTGATGAATGCAAAGAACTTTGCGATTTCCTACATGATAATGGCATTAAATATGTTCCTCGTATTATTGGCGAAGAACCGGGTAGTGCAAGTGCTATGGCTCATCAGTATACTGACGATCAGTTAGACTACATGAAAAACTATTGGAAGTATAAAAATGCCAGCTTAAATAATGACAAAGTTGATACTACACCAAAAGTTAAAAAAGAAAAACCCAAAGAAGAAACAAAAAAAGCAGGATACGAAATTGGTAGACCTTGTTGCGGTCAAAGAGAAATGTGTTTAAGTTCAAAAGGAAATAGTCGTAAAAGCACCTTTGTGGATTTTAGAGATTTTAAAGGATGGCATTGCAGTGTTAACTGGTTCTTCCTGCATCTAGAACAACAAACAGATAGTGTGTTTCATCATCAAACTTGTCAAGCAAAGTTTGATCAAACTAGGGGATCGATAGGAAAAATAAGTGAAGGCCATAAGATTATTGCAGACTTAAAACAAAAGTTAGAAACTGGTACTATGCCTACTATAATATGTCCAAAGCAAACTTGTAGCTGTGGACTGTGTGCTCCTAAAAGTGCATACAAAGAAAACTTCCAAGATGTTTTATATTCACATGTTGATAAAGTAGTATTTGAAAATAATATTGATTAAAACTAAATAAATATATTTTTAAGTAAGGAATAACTATGGGCAATACTTTCAATAAAAGATATATTAACAGACGATCTACATTTAACTTTGATCTTACCAAAGATTTTGATATGGATGCCTTCAAAACTGTAATAGAACTATTTTCTTCTAATATGCCCAGCAAACAACACCAGTTTCCGTATCGAATAGATATTCTTGACTGGAGTGATAGAGAACTGAGAAAAGATATTATGTATGGATCTACGCCGAGAGAACAATCTATTCGTAACGCTAAGTTTAATAGTCAAGTTCTTGCACCAGTATTAGTTTGTTTTACACATCGCTTAGATCCTGAACCATATATTGCTCCTGTAGAAATAGGAATGGCACTAATGTCATTAACATACTTACTTCAGTCTAATGGATTTCTAACTAGTTTTTGTCAATGCATCGAAGATCCTAATAGTCTTGGTACACGTATCACTGGAAAAGACAATACCACGCTGCGAGTGATTTTACCAGTAGGCCAACACGCCTATCCTAAAGACACACTCACTATTCCAAATCCGTTTGAAGAAGAAGAACTGTGCTTAAAACTAAATCCTATACATCAAAATACTCCTAATATAAAATATCAGATTGACACACGTAAATAGGAATGTTATAATACAAGTATGAATGAAGATTTAAAATGGTCCAACTATGATTTTACTAAGATACCTTTCGACGACATTGTCAGCGTTGGCCAACGCACTTTGTTGTATCGCGATATATTTACTGTCAGCTGGTTACTTGGACGGTTCTGCAACTACAAATGCTCCTACTGCTGGCCTTACGCCCGCAGTGACCGTAAAGACCACCGTCCTACAGAACTATGCTTACGGACCATAGATGAAATAAAGAGGCAAGCACGTGAAAACGGATTTAATAGTTATCATTTTAGTCTTAGTGGGGGTGAGCCTACTTTCCATCCTGGCTACTTGGACATTCTACAGCATCTGGCTGATGACGTAGACAACACCAACTACACCAGTGTACATATGACATCTAACTGTAGTCGCAACATGGCATGGTTTGAAAAGTATGTAGAAGCAGTCAAGCCATTCCACCGTGCCAGTATTACTGCAAGTTTACACACAGAACACTTAAATACAGTTGAGAAGATGCAAGACTTTGCAGATAAACTAATCTTCTGTCAGGAGCACGATGTTCAAGTTACAATCAATATGGTTATGGTTCCAGACTGGTTTGAAAGAGATTGGGAAAACGCCTTGTTCTTCCATGAGCAAGGAATCAACGTTACACTCAAACCGCAATCAGACCCTACTGCTAGTAGGGTGGTTGATGGATACAAACCGGAGGACCTAAAACGTTTGCACAATGGTATGCCACAACGTGCATATACAGAAAGTAAACGCAAGTGGTCAGGCCGGCCGAGTCCTAGTTTTGATATACCTAAAGATATGATGTACATGCCTGATGCTAGTGTGCCTTGGCATATGCAAGTAGAATTTAGAGATTCCAAAGGTGAAGCATGGTATATGGATCAAGCAGAAAGATTTAATGCTTTTAACTTCAATAACTTTAAAGGATGGAGTTGCAACGCAGGCTATCAAGGTATTATTATACGTGAACCTGATGGTAGTGTAAAGCGTAGTTATAGTTGCCATGATGCTCCGCTAGGCAATATCGAAACAGGCTTTAAACTGTTTGACAAAGCTATGCCTTGTGTTACAGGCAGTTGTGTTAGTAGTGCCGATAGTAAGATACCAAAGAGAAAGGTATAATGGCCAACTTTATTATTTTTGCAGGTATGGAAGAACCAGCGACATATGCCGTACGTTCAGGCGGCCAGTATCAACTTGCTTCCTGGCTACGTTCCTTTGGTTATACTGTAAAAGTAATAGATTTTTGTTTTAAAATTAGTCCTAATATTTTAGAAGAAATTGCAAATAAACATATTGATGACGATACACTTGCATTTGGAATAAGTACTACTTTTTGGAATATTGATCTAGTTACACATAATGGATTAACTATAGGCGGAATTCATTGTCCAAAATGGGTAAAATATTTAAAGAAAACTTTTCAAAAAACAAATCCTAATATTAAATGGATACTCGGCGGATCCAACGCAGCATCTCCTTTATTAGAAGATGACGACTGGATTCGTATATATCAGTTTGCTGAAGACGAAACACTTGCAATGTTAGATAGATTATCTAACAAAATAGAAGTACGCCCACTGTTTAATATACAAAACTTTACAAGAAAATATCATGACAGTGATGCTATTCAGCCTTATGAAACGTTAAGTATTGAGATAAGTAGAGGATGTATATTTAAATGTAAGTTTTGTCAGTTTCCTTTGATTGGTAGAAAAAAAGGAACTAACATAAGGCGAGAAGAAGATATCCGTACAGAGCTATTACAGAATTATGAACAGTTTGGCACTACAAAATATTATTTTAGTGATGATACATTTAACGAAAGTCTAGATAAAGTACAAATGATTCATCGTATTAGTAAGTCTTTGCCATTTGAGTTAGAATATGTAGCTTATATTAGAATAGATTTATTAGCTTCGTATCCTGAAATGATAGATTTGTTACCGGAATCAGGATTGCGTAGTGCATTTTTTGGTATCGAAACATTCCAAGAACAAGGTGCAAAAGCTATCGGTAAAGGCTGGAATGGAAAATATGCCAAAGACTTTTTGTTAGAACTAAAAGAAAAATGGAAAGATAAAACAAACTGGTGGATGGGAATGATTGTAGGTCTTCCTGGTTGGAATAGAGAACAAGAAGAAAAAGATTTACAATGGTTAATAGACAACGATATGAGTTGCTGGTGGCATTGGGCATTATATATTAATCCTATTAACGCAGAAAACGGAGTACAGTTTGTAAGCGAGTTTGAAAAAAACTATGAAAAATATGGATATGAGTTTACAGAAGACAACCTTGTTAACTGGGTTAACGGAAATTTAGTACATACTGAGCTACAACAAGCAGCAATCGAAATAAATGACAAGTCTTTTAAATATAAAAAAGTTTCTGGATTTCGAATAGGAGAGTTTAGTACAACTTTAAGATGTGATATGAGAGATTTAGTTAATGTAAAGGAAATAGATGTTCCCCGTGAAACATTATTAAATAATACAAAACAGTTTGTAAATAAATATATTGAATGCCAGTTGCAGGAAATCTAAAATGTATTATTCTAAAGAACTAATGAAATCTCAAAATAAAACAATGTTTCCTTCTAAGGCATTTGAAAACTTTTTTAGTAACAGTGAGTTTGACAAAATAAAAACTACGGCAATCGAGCTTGAAGAAAACGATCCTGTTGTACATTCAGGACAACAATATACTAAGTTTAAATATTACGAAAGTAACCTTTATGCTCTACTTAACAAACGTATAGAAGATATAATAGGAAAACATAATGTATACTTGTCGGTAGTTTCAAACACTCAAGGAAATCCTGTTCCAACACACACTGACCATAACTTATCAGATGTTAGGGAAAATGCATTACCCTATGCAACATTATGTATTCCTTTAGATGTTATAAGTGAAGATAACAAATGGGGAACAGCATCAACCATAACGTTTGATCAATATTATTTTCCTGATCAAGATTGGGAATACAGACGTCATATTTTTACAGGATTTTTAAAGCCTAACACAATAAAAAACTCAAAAGGTTTTATAAATGAAACTACTATTACAAAAGAATATTATGATCGCTATTTAAATCAACACGAAGATTATAGTTTTTTTGAAGGAATGAGTATTGAAAAAATAATAGATTGGAAAAAAAATAGTCTTATGATTTGGCATCAATGTAGATTTCATTGTAGTGATTCTTATTTAAGTTCTGGTACTAAAAATAAAAAAAGTATAATATTATGGACAACAAAGGAAAGTAAATGAATTTTATTGAACTCGACGATCTTCCAGTATATGATTTATACACAGAGTTTTTAAGATTACTTGACGAAAAAAAGATATGGTGGTCTGATACAGGCAACGATCAGATTTGTTTAAATGCAACCAAAGCCGATCCGTCAAACTGTTTGACAGGAAGAGGAAGTTTATTTTTAGATTGGGATAGCTCTTATACAAACAAACAAGGAACACTAGTAGTACCTCCTAGAAAAGTTCCTTTAAAAGAAGATAGCTTTGAAATACTTTGTACAGGGTTTAAAGATTCGTTATTTGAAGATGTATATAACAGCATAACCAAAAAATACAACGTAGGTAGGATTCGCATAATGAATTCTAGACCTAAAACTTGTTTAACTTGGCATAACGATGATACTCCTAGATTACATTATCCGATGAAAACACAAGACGGATGTTATATGGTAATCGAAAACGAAAGTAAACATCTAAAACAAAATCAATGGTATTGGACAAATACAGTTGTTCCTCATACTGCATTTAACGGTAGTACAGATGAAAGATTTCATCTAGTAGTTACAATACTAGGTGATAAATGAAATACGCAATAACAGGACATACATCGGGTATAGGAAAAGCTATATCTGAATCAGTTGTAAACTTTATTGGATTTAGTAAAAGTACTAGCTATGACATTAATAACCGTATTGACAGAAAACGTATTATTAAACAATGCAATGACGTTGATGTTTTTATAAACAATGCACATGATGGGTTTGGACAAACTTATATGTTATTAGATTTGTTCCATGCATTTAAAGATACTAACAAAACAATAATTAATGTTGGTAGTAATGTAGCTGAGGATGAAACTATATTAAAAAACTACGAACATTTACTAGAATACCAAATACAAAAAAAATCATTACGTATATTGCACAATGATCTGATTAAGCTGGACACAACCTTAAATTTAAAATATACTCATTTTGGATATGTAGGAACTGAACGCATATTACAAAAGTATCCTAATATGTCCACTACAGAGTATATCACAGTAGACAATGCAGTTAGTATAATATTGTCATAAATACATTGAGGAGAAAATATTTATGGATCATACAGAAGTAAAAAAAGCAATCATTAGAAGTCAACATTGTCAGCGTAACTGGGATTTACAAAAACAGATTCCAAAAGATGATATTGATTTAATAATACATAGTGTGACAAACTGTCCTAGTAAACAAAATATTTCTTTTTATAAAGTACATGCAATCACTAATAGACAAGTTATTGAAAATATTCATGATAACACTTCAGGGTTTTTAAACTATGAAACAGGAAAGAACGAAACTAACAGTCAGGTATTGGCAAACTTAGTGTTGGCATTTGAAGTTGAAGATTATATGAGCAGACATACTACTGATACGGTACACAGAAATGACGAAATGTGGGCATATGATGATGGTAAACTAACGGCTGCTCAAAAGAAAAGTTTAGAAAAAGATGCACATATGGCTATTGGTATTGCAGCAGGCTACGCAAATCTTATTTCTAGTATGTTAAACTACGGTACTGGTTGTTGTGCATGTTTTGACGCAGATGAGGTTGCAACTGTAGTTGGTGCTAAAAATCCAATCAAGCTATTAATGGGTATAGGAATCAAAGACGAAACAAGACCACGTAGAGAGCATCACACAAAACCTGAGTTTGTTTTTCCAACCAAATCTAAACAAGAGATACAAGTAAACTTCATAAACTAATATATGACAGTTAAAATATATAAATCATTATTGTCTAATCAAGTGATAGACAATCTTCTTGATTTCTTCAATAGTAATACAAGTTTGCATTATGATACAATGGGCATGATCAAAATAGGTCAACCCTGGAGTCACATACAGCATATACTCGAACCTATTTTAAAAAAATATATACCGGTTGATAAAAACTTAGGTGACAACTTTTACAAGCATAGTTTTCCTTACTTTACACACGTAGATAGCGGAAATAATAAAAATAGTTACAATGTTTTAATTCCACTTTATGTAAGTAATAATATAGAACAAAAGTTTGTTGTGTTTGATCAATATTGTACAGATTACAGTGGTGCAACATGGTTAGGTGATATATGGAAACCTGAACAAGATTTTAATCTCAATAAAAAACGTGATTTTCCATATAAAGACCCAACTGTAGTTGGTTGTACTGACCAGCCTATTTCTGATGACATGTATGAAATATTAAAATATGATTACCGTAATGAAGAACAATTTTATGGGTTAACTGGTACTGCATATGATTACAAACCAGGAAATGTTCTTATATTTCCTAGCAATAGACTACATTGCACAGGTCGTATGGATTGTGATTATAAAATAGGATTAAGTTTACGATTTGAAATACTTGACAAATCTGTTTTTCTATAATACAATAAGATATGAAACCTCAAGACAAGCAATCAATTCTTCTGAGCCTAGCACAGTTTATAGAAGATAACCAACAAAAAATACTACAACTTGAACCAACTGCACTTGTTAATATTAGTGTTGATATTTGTAGATATTATGCTGGTGCAGCTCGAAACCTAATAGCTGTGCCTGAATATGAATACTTTAAGACATGTACTAGTAGTATGAGATGGGAATCAAAAGGACACTGTTTAGGTGTTGTTCCGTGGAACTATCCATTGGTTATAGCATTATGGAAAATAGCGCCGGCACTAGCAGCTGGATGCACTATTGATATTAAACTAAATGATGGTAATGTAGGTGCCTTGCCTTGGATATTAGATAACTGGAAAAACAAATACAATAGTGTAAAAATAGTCAACAATATAAACTTAAAAGATTATGACTTTGTTGATATAACAGGCAGCAAGAAAACAGCAGATTATTTTAAATCAAACCATCATGATGTAAATGCAGATGTAGGCGGAGCAAGTATAGCAGTTGTTAACGATGGTAATTCGGCATTTATATTAGAAAATCTTGAATGGAGTGTTAAGTACAATCTTGGAGCAGATTGCACAGCACCTAAACATATTTTTGTTGTTGAAGAACTACTTGATACTGTAATGGCAATCGACGGTGTTACTTTAGGAGAGTGCAATGATATTGATCACTTTTCTCCAACAGCAACAGTAAGTACATATACAAATATCAAAGATCTTGTAAAACAAATAAACCAACTTCATAATAGATTAGGATTGCATTTATATACCAAAGATTTAGCAACCAAACGTTATGTAGTTGAACATGCACGTTGGGGAACTATCTTTGTAAACAAACCATTAACTGTGCCAGTTGAAATGCCACACAGCGGAATGGCTTCTAGCGGCAATACATTCAATCAAAGTTTTTTTAAAATATATCAATATCTTGTACCCAAGCATATTGTTGTAGGAGATCAGTATTGATTAAAGAACTATCATACGATGAAGTTTATCAAGTTTGGCAAGAGTTTTTATGGCCCAACCGAAATAATATATTACCTATGAGTAATATGCGTTATAAAGATACATCATATGATAACATTTATAAAAACTATAAACCTACGTTTTTTGGTTATATTCTTGATGACAAGATAGTAGGTGTAAACAGCGGTCATTCAACAAGTAGAGTGCATTACAGAAGCAGAGGATTATATGTAATGCCTGAATATCGATACAATAATATTGGTAAACATTTGTTAGAATATACTGTAAATTTAGCCAAAAACGAAAACAGAAAATATTGTTGGAGCCTACCACGAAAGGTTGCATTAAAGACTTATTTGAATGCTGGCTTTGAACAAACAAGCAAGTTTTTTGAAACTGAAACTAGCGAACAAAATTGTTATGTGATTAAAGAAATATGAGTTATGATGTAGTGCTATTTACAGAATGCAATGGTAGCATAGGCTGGGGCAGAGATGCTGGCGCCTATACAGTTGCCAGCAGACTACGTGAATCAGGATACAAAGTTAAAGTTATAGACTTTTTTAGTCACTTTACAGAAGAACGTTTTCAACGTGCAGTAGATTTATACGTAAGCAATCAAACAAAGTTTTTAGGATTTAGTAGTACACATTTTAGTACACTAATGCCAGAAGATTGGGAAACACATTGGAGTGCAGATAGTAGAACACGCAAAAGTAATATGTGGAATGTATATTTTCCTTTTTCTCCACAAGAAGTTACTAAATGGTTTGATATTGCAAAAGCCAAATACCCTAACATCAAGATAGTTGTAGGTGGCCAAAAGGTTGCACAAAAACGTGCTCTACAAAAGAAGTATCCTATGGTAGACTTATGGGTAGGAGGTATGGCAGATAAAAGTGTGTTGGGATTAATGGAACAGTTTCCTGAAACTAACTTTGTTAAGTCAGAACTTGATTATGGTAGTATGACAGAGCAAGAGTTTAGGTACAGTAAAATACACTGGACAGACGATGATTATATATTTCCACATGAAGCACTACCATTAGAAATCAGTAGAGGTTGTCCTTTTAACTGTGCCTTTTGTGACTACCCTAAAAAAGCAGTAAACAGCTGGACCTTAGACAAAACACATTTGCGAGATGTACTAATAGAAAACTATGAACGTTTTGGTACACATCACTACATGATTACTGATTATCAGCTCAACGAAAACATGAGAAAGATGAGTCTAATACACAATGTATTTACTGACCTACCGTTTGATATTACATGGAGTGGTTTTGGTAGACTTGACTTGTTATACCAAAAGCCTGAAATGATTAGTATGATACAAGAAAGTGGCTGTCGCAGTATACAATGGGGAATAGAAACAGTTACAGATCATGTAGGACCTCTTATAGGCAAAGTAACCAAACGTCATATTATTGAAAGTGCGTTAGAACAATGTAAAAGTGTATGGGGCGATAGTATAGTACAAGGCAGTGGATTTATACTAGGATTGCCAGGAGAAACAAAGTCTAGTTGTATTGAACTAGTAGATTGGATTAGTACACAGCCATGGCTTGATGCTTGGGAGATAACTCCTCTATATATTGGTGGATATGATCCTAACAAAGAATATACTATTGATTATAGTAGAATACAACGCAATCCTGAAAAATACGGATATACGGTTACACTTGAAAAAAACGCTAATGGTATATATGTTGAAGATTGGCAAAACGGCGATATGACAAAGTCAGACTTGATAAATATTATTGAACAAGCACAACAAGGATCCGCATGGCAAAAACGCATTATGACATCTTACTTAGGATACAGTCGTGCTAGTAATCTAAGATTTACACACAGTGAGATCATTCGTGCAGATAAAAATAATACAACATGGATTAGACAACACGCTTCTAACTATAAAAAACTAGCAAATGAATATTTAAGGAAAAACAACTTATTATGAGTAGGATAATAATTTTAAGCGATATCTATGATGTAAGAGGTACAGGTGGTACAAAGTTTAGATCGCACTTTCTCGAAGAGGATGAACGTACTGACATGTACAAATCTGCTTTTGAAGATGTTAATAGTGAATACGGATTAGAAATATCAGTTAAAAATACCAACTATGTAGGTGGCAAATATTTAGGTAGTAGTAAGTACAACTTCTGGACTAGATACATGGGACCGTATACTGTAGCTAGTAATATTAGAGAACATACAAAATACGAAGCAATAGTTTTTGATTATTTTACTAAACTAGATAATTTCTTTGATTTCTTTGAACAGTTAGTAACACCAGATACTGAGTATGTTGCTTTAAGTTTAACGTTTTTAAATAATCCTTTTAATCCTACTCAAGGAAAATTTAATTTATGGCATTTTAGTCATGAAGAATGTTGCGAATGGTTTAAGGAATTAAAACGTCGGGCTCCAAACGCAAAAATAATAATCGGTGGCGCATTAGTAGATACAATATATAAACAGCACTTTGTAACAGGAAAAGTAAATAAGTCTTTGCCCGAGGCAATGAAAGAGTATATTGATTATGCGTTCCATGGGTACAGTGAAAGAACAATGGTTGATTTTTTAAATGGCGAGCTAGACCCTTCTCAAATGCGTATAAAAGATAATGTAACATTTATTAATGAACCTGCACTAGCTGGCAAAGGCGCAATAGTTACACAAACAAAATGGATACCGCAAGATAGTGTACAAACAGGCGAATGGCTTCCTTTAGAAATATCAAAAGGTTGTAGATTTGGATGTAAGTTCTGTTTCTATGATCATAGTGGAACAGTTATTAAAAGTGCTGAATGTTTAAGAAGAGAACTACTTTATAACTATGAGCATTTTGGAACAACTGGATATCAACTTACTGATGATACAGTAAACGACAGTATGGCAAAAATTAATATGATGCATGATGTTATTAGTAGCTTGCCGTTTAAGATCGAATGGATTGCGTATACCAGACCGGATATGTTCCATAAGTTTCCACAAATGTTAGATAAAATGCTAGACATGGGATGTAGAGGTATGTTCTTAGGCGTTGAAACTTTTAATCATACAGCAGCAAAAGTTGCCGGTAAAGGATTAGACCCTGAAAAAATTAAAGGAATACTAGAGTGGATTCGCGAAAAAGCAGGAGACGAAATCTTTATACTTACTAGTTTTATAGTAGGGCTTCCTGGCGAAACTGAAGAAAGTCTAATGGATACTGCTGATTGGTTAGTTAAACAACAAGTTATCGATAAAGCGCAATACGAAATACTTTTTGTATCAGATGCCGGCGGCCGCACAAGTAATGCGTTTAGTGACAAGTCTGATAAATTTGGAATACATGAAGTAAGATGGGATCCTGAATACTATTGGAGACACGGCACTATGGATTTACCTAAAGCTAAAGAAATTGCGTTAAGGTGGGAGAGTATAATGGAAAATCATCCCCGCACACAATTTGAAAGACATGCTGACTACAATGTAAGTTTTTGGGCATATCCAAGACTTCGTAGCTTTGGATTAACACATCATGAAGCTACAGACGCATTATGTTCTGGAATAGTACCTGATTATGTATACAAGTCAAACATTGAATGGATAGGTAAGTACCACCTTGGCTTAATAAAACATAATGATCTCACAGGAAATATAACGTACAACACCAGTTGGATGTATCCAACAGACGGAGATCAGCGAAATAATCAGGTACCTATTAAACTATGAATAATATAAAGTTTATAGATCCTTTATTTGATACTAGGTATTTTAAAAAGTTATATAAAAAACAAATAAACCAGCACTTATATTCCGATCTTGGACATGTAATCAACGATTGGATTATTATAAATTTATATAATCCAATCAATAGTGTAATTGAAACACAGACAACATTTAACAATGAATGGAAAATGGAAAATTGGTGTATGCAGCAGCCTGTTGGTAGTACAACTATATATATGGATAAAACTGGAAATGTTATATACAATGATTTATACAATAGTGTAAAAATACATAGCTTTGATCTTGATATTGCAAATAATAAAAAATATGTTAATACTTGTACAAAATACAATTTTAAGTATTTGTGGTACAGTATTCATAAAGGACCTCATAAGTTGCCAATGCACGTAGATAAAGATAGTCCAATTCGTTATGTTCAGTGTATAAGTAAAGAAACTACACATACAGATTGGTGTTATAACGGAAATAATTTAAGTTTAAAAGAAGGCGATGCTTTTCTTTTTGATCCAAAATTTACACATAGTATTATTACTGAACAAGATGAAAGTGTCTTTTTAATAGCAGATTGTGTTGAATATACAGTAGATGAGTTTAATGTCTAGACAAATATTTTCTTATTCAAACCATAGTAGATTTACAAATCCAGAAGTTTTTGTTTCGGGAAAAAATGATACTGTAACAAACGCTGACGATAAGACATATATCGATTGTAATAGTGGATTATGGAATGTAAACTTTGGATACAATAATCCAATGTATACTCCTACAACTGATCTGCATTATTACCCAACGCATTTTTGGAGTAGCACTGAATCAACAGAACTTGCTGCTGAACAAATATGTAAATGGTTTGGTTATGATAGAGTGTTTTTTGGACACAGCGGAAGTGATGCTATAGACACTTCTATATACATTGCAAAATATTATACAGGTAAAACAGACATTTTAGCATACAGTGTAGGCTATCATGGTACAAACACTCAAGCAAGTGTGTATGACAGCTACACGGCGCTGTTA